CTCCCACTCCGCCTCGCTCGTAGCGGCACTTTTCATTATGGTCGCTTTCGCTTCCGCCTCTACAAGTTTGAGGTTGGCTGCTGCGCTGGCTGCATCTGCTTTGCCCTGCAACCAAGAAGAAGCAAGATTTCCTATAGGTCCTATCAATGCTTGTAACATTATGCGCTCCTATCTGTCTTAGCTTCTTTGCCCAACCACAATGCGAACGACGCTGAAAGCATCGCAGTGACGAGCGATACGAACGCGCTCTGTTGTGTTGTGGGATCAGGCAAAGTCATGAACCACAAACAAACCTTCCAAGTCAAAATGATTTGACATAAAAAGGCTAGGCGTGGCAGTATTTTTAACTGGTCAATAGCATTAGCTGTTAACTGAACCATGTTACACCTCTATGTTTACATTAGTTCCTTGAGGCTTTGGCCCCTCGGTCTTGGACCCAAACCTATCATAACTTTGCAATAAGTCCAATCTTTGCTTCTGGAGGGCCTCTAGGTGGGCGTGGTTGTTCCTATGTTCTTTTTCTACCCTCTGCTCTACCAAATGCGTCTCTATGCGCTCACGCGCCCTCGTTTGGGCGTGTATGTCGCTGCCCACGTTAAATGGCATATTGCTGCTTATTCCCTGTGTCCCATCAGCCACAGCCGCCCCTTTCGATTACCCATTCCGCTATTCTACGATGATGTGTAATAATCACAATCTTGCCTCGCTCATCGTATACTATCCATCGCAATCTACCTGCTTGCACCAGTCGCATTTACCATCGGCCTTGGCCCTTACCTATCATCCAAAGTATGAAACCCATAACAGCAATACCAATCGCTGCGGCTAATATACCGACGGTCCATTCTAAAATTTTTCTTTTTAACTCTTCCTTACGATACAATTCTTCTTTACGTTGCTTTCGCATCTTGGCTTCAATTGCCAACACCTCTTCCCATGCAGACGGACCATAGTTCCAAGAGATAAACGCCTTAATGTCTTTACGCATTTCCTCCATCTTTTTTCTATGGGCAAAGATTTGTAAGGCAGTCTCTTCATCAGAGCCTTTGAAAGAATACCAAGGAGGGTTTTTACTTTTTTCCTCTGCATAGTTAAAATCAGAGAACGCCTTCCCCCACTGGGAAAGTTGCCCACCCATATCCTGCAAATCACGCCCGACGGCTATGCCTTTTTTAATCGCATTGAAAGCCGAGGTGGCGACACCGACGGCGGTAATAGGATCAATCATCTAAACGAAACCTCACAGGACAAGGATACTCGGGACTTACACGGTACACTCTATCATAATATCCGAAGCGTTTCGACCCGCAGTCGTACTGACAGGCTTTGTAGAACCAACTACCGTATCCATTTACCCACATGTGCCCGTATGCGACGAACACAAGTACGCACATCAAAACTCCCCAGCGAACCTTTGGGGACGGGCAATCTTGCTGAAACGGCTGTTTACCATGCCGCCCGACGCGTACTTCTTTTTGCCAGCCTTATTCAACGCAATGGCTACCGCTTGTTTCTGCGGATAGCCTTCGTCTTTGAGCTTACCAATGTTGGAGCCAATTGTGTCTTGGGAGGACCCCTTTTTAAGCGGCATACTACCCCCTTCTCTGCATAGCTTGACGCTGCACTTCAATACGTTCACGATTTACGTCGTTTCTGTTTCCAGCGATTTCTTCTTGGCTCTCAATACGCGCGGCGTCTGTTGCCGCTTGCTGTTGCATTTTTGCCGCATCTATCATGATTTCTGCTTCGTCCATCTGAGCCTTACGCTGCTCTGATTGTTGCTTGAGCGCAAGCTCCTGCATACGGATCTGCACCAATGGGTCTGACATTGGATCCTGCCCTTGTGGCGTGATCTCTGCCAATGTCTCCTGCATGATCTGCATTTCCTGCAAGGCCACTAGTTTTTCTACCTCGGCTGGGTTCTGCATCTCTTGCTGCACTTCCATGATCTTCTGCTGCGCTGCTTGCGGATCTACCGCGCCCATCTGAGCGTTTAGCTGCACCTGACTAATCAAACCTTGGATTTCAGCCATAACCAACTGACGTGCCTTCATAGCAATGTGCTCTTGCAAGTGTGAATAGAATGTACCCATGACCTGCGGTGATGTCATAACCAACGGCGTTTTCATGAACATAACGTGGATCTTGATGTGTGCATCGTGGTCCTGATCAGGAAACGCCTGTAACAACTGACCCATCAAGCCTCTGGCATTCTCCAAGGCAGGGTCCATAGGCTGTGGCTGTGGCGGCGGTGGGAGAATCTCATCAATGTTCTGGACCTCAAGGGCCTGATACATTCGACGATACGCCGCATGCAGGTTGTGCATCTGGGGGTTTGACTGTGCTAACTGCAACTGCGTTTGCGCTAATGTCACCCTTTGTGCCATGGAGAATATGTTTGGATCGCTGACTGGAATGATGTCAACGCGCTCATCGAAGTCTGTAGCCTTGATCGTCTGCTCCGCACCCGCAACCTGATATGGATACTCAGGCGGTAGGTTCTCAGCAATGATCCGAGCTAGAATACGAAACTCTGTTTTCTGTGCGTAGTGCAGCCGCTTGTGGATAGCAGACATAACCTTCATGCCACGTTCCAACATCGCCATGGTTGTACCCACAGGCGTCTCTTGGTTCATGTTGCTAACCTGCTGGTCAGCCAATGACACAAAGCGTCTGCCTCCCTCGATCAACGCACCAAGCAGTTGTGCAAGCGTACCTGACGGTTCTTTGTATGGCAGCGGTATAATCGAGTCTCTGATGTTACCACCAGGAGCGTCGATATCTCTCCACTCACCTGGCTGCAACGGCTCGTCGTCATTCCGTACTCGAACGCCACGCGCCTTGAAACCCGCTGGCAAGTTCGCCAACGTACCCGCATCGATCAACTGACGTAGAATACTGGTTGCGGCACGGCCCAATCCACCAATCATGTGGATCAAACCGAAGCCATAAAAACCAAGACCAGGCATAAACCTGTAGTGCACAAAGTATTGCTGCTTCTTGGCTAGTTCACCACCCTCTTCGAAGTTTCGACGAATACCCAGAACCTCACCTGATGCCTCGTCAATCGTCACAATGTACGGTAGTTGAATGCCTGTTGGCTCCCCGTTGGGAGACATGTCCTCGAAACCCTCGAGGTCCAAGTCCACATGCATTTCCAAGATCGTATATACATCGTCCGCATACGTCTTGCTGGTGCCTTGTATCTGGTCAACCTTCTCACGAACCTCGTCTGGTCCATGATCACTCGTAAGCAGTTCCACGTCGCGGTAAAAACCAGCGACCTGCATCTTACGAACCTGATTGAAGTCCATCCGCAGAACATGCGTCACCCGAGGCGCTGTCTGCAAATCACTTGCGTGATATGGAACAACCAAGTCTTGAGCGGGAACAAACTTAGATACAGGCCGCTGTTTGGCTTCGTCGTAGTAAACCTTCTTAAAGGTAGAACCCGATAGCGGTAAGTAAAACAACAACTGATCCATGTCTGGATCGAACTCTTCCATGACCTCCATAATCTGGTAGTTCATGAAATCTTTTACGCGCTGGGCTTGCGCCTCACGCTCTTGATCCTGCATGCCAAGGATTTGTGTCTGTACGGGACCACCTGCTGGCAGTAGTTCCTTGTACGCTTGCGCTTGGAACTGTGTGACGCTCTCAGCAATCAACGGGTGTGTCACCCCACTGGCACCCTGAAACGGCTCTGTACGCTCCTCGTGCTTGATACCAAGCTGGTCTAGTCCCTTGGTGTACGCTTCTTCCCACTCGGATCTGGATTCTTGGTCTTCCTCGTATGCCGCCCGTAGTTCGCTCGACAACTCTCCAAGATACCCTTCGTCCAAAAACTCCGCCAAGTTTGCGTTGTGCTCCATCGGAGCGTCCGCTTCTGCTTGTTGGATCATGTCCGCCAGAGCCTGTACTACAGCCGTGCCGTCCTCTTGAGGGATAACTTACGCGCCCCCCGCAAAGTCTTCTACTTGTGGCACAGATACATCAACAGAGGGTAGATTTTCATCTGCCCCGCCTTGCATCTGTCCTCCGTCAACTAACGTGCCCATTGGGCGTGGTGGCATAGCCATCAGTAATACTCCCGTTTAGTAGGGACAAAATCATCCCCAACGTCCTCGTTCTCTAAAGAAATAAAACCTCCTTGTCGAAAACGCATCAATGCTAAAGTCATACTATCACAAAAATCGTCATAGTCACCATTAGGAAATGAAACGACCTCTTCGATCACCTCATCCGCAAATTTCTTATCCATCGGTGCCCATACCGTTCCCGCCTCAAATAGCGGTGCAACCATGTGCATCCTCGTTATTTTATCTTTTCCTTTGCCAGGTGAAAAGCCCAATGCAGGAATACCGCGCAGCCGCAACTCGTCAATGAGTGGTGTACCCGTCGCTTTCGCTTCGACCAACACCATGTCTGGCTCCCAGTATTCGTGTTCTTCATAGGCTATCTCCTTGAGTTCAGGAAAGTTCCAACGCCCTCGTCGAGCGTCCATCAAGATAATATTGTCAGGCCCACCTTCCTCTGGCTCGAAGATGCCCCACGTTGTGATAGCCGAATAGTCCGCCGTTTCCTTTTTAGAAAACGCCGTGTCATATGCTTGCAGTATATACTTGACGGGCGGAATCTTCTCCTCTTCCCAGTCGTTCCACCACTCCCGTTTGATGATCGCACTCTCTGATGCCGTGGGCGTCTGCTGCCACTGAGCATTCCACTTGCCTACAGGCAGTGAGGCTTTGATCGATAAAAGGGCCTCTTTCTCCCAAAACTCAGGCCACAGCGGTTTGTCCGAAGGCATGATTGCAGGAAACTCCACAACCTCCCACTTGTCCGCCATGACATCCCCGCTCTGCGCTTGGATCAAACGGCCCGTCAAATCCTTCTTACCCCAACGGGTCATAACAAGAATAATCGAACCACCTGGCTGCAAACGCTGTCGAGGACCTGATGTGTACCACTCGTATGCGTGGTCGAACGCTGTCTCGCTTAACGCGTCCTGTTCCGAATGAGGGTCGTCAATGATAAAGAGGTCCGCACCACGCCCCGTAACAGCCGCTCCAACACCCGCAGCAAAGTATTCACCACCTCGGTCAGTCTGCCATTTACCCGCACCTTTGTTGTCCTCCTTCAAATTCGTATCAGGAAACACTTCCTTGTACGCAGGATCGTCAATCAAGTCCCGAACCTTACGCCCAAACCGTACAGCAAGTTCCGTATTGTGCGTTGCCTGAATAATCTTGAGCTTTGGATTGCGCCCCAAAAACCAAGCTGGCATCAGGAACGATGCAAACTCAGACTTGGAATGTCGAGGCGGCATGTTGATAATCAACCGCTTGAGTTCCCCTCGAGCTACACGCTCCAGCTTCTCAGCGATAATCCTGTGATGCCGACCCTCGATGAAGTTTTCATACACATGATGAGCAAAAGGCATGAAGTAATTCTGGGCTTCGTCTCTGAGGTCCAGCTTTTTCTTCGCTTCCGTAAGGGCGAGGATCTCCTTTAATGCTTCCTCTGGAAGAGCCTGTAAGTTCATTATCTAAACCTGTATGCCTTCGCCGTTGCCGCGAGAGATGGATTGCGTGGCTGATAGTACGATCCACCCGTTGGACGCATTCTGCCAACTTTAGGTGTGTCATCCCCGATCTTCTGACAACGCCACTCGCCGTTGATCTGCACTGCCTCAAATCCTTCTGGACATTCGAACGGTGCTTCCTCTGCGGTGTCGTCATCATCGTCATCATCGTCTACTGTCGCACCAACTTCAACTTCAACCTCTTCCTCTTGAGCAGGTCCACCTGGT